CCCAATGTCATCTGCAAATGACCAGCTGCTGTACTCGCCCCGCAGCTTGGGCCAGAAAGGCACATAGCCGGCCGCACGCAGGCCGGATATGGATGGATTGCCTGTTTCGTCGTACAGGATCAGGTCGACGCTGCTGACATCCACCGCGTCAGAGATGTTGAACTGAACGGCTGCAAGTCCGGTGCGCTTGCTGCCTTGGACGGTGTAGCGAACCTGATTCAGACAATGCGTGACGCGCCGTATTGCGCTCATGGGATTGGTTGCAGGCACGGTAGCCTTGTAGTCCAGCACCACCGAGGCAGCCCCAGTCACCCGGTCGAAGGTGTAGATCTGGGTAGCCGTGGTCAGAAACACGTCACTCCCGCCGCCCTCCTTGCGCAGCATGCAAGACGCCACCATGATGACCTTGCTGTCAGTCTCAAGCATGCCAAGGTCGTAGATCGTGTTGCGAAGGTATCCGCCGATGCTGCTTAACTGCGGACGCAGCTCGGGGTCTACGTTCTCGCTAAGTAGCTGGATATTGCCCCACATTGCACCGGCTTGCCGGAGGTTTGGCGTTTCGGAACCGATTACCCTGGCCGCCTCAAAGCGCCCGACCATAAAGCCGCTGTCCACGCTGAGGTTTGTTGCCTGCACGCAGCAGGTTGCCGCCAGCACATAGCGATCCATGGCGCCCTCTATCACCGGCACGCCGACAAGCGCGATAACGCTTTCAGTCCAGCGTCGCGGGTTCTGCGTGAAGCGGAAGTGCGGCTTGCCGGACCACGCGCGGATGCCAGTCTCGGAAACGCCAAAGCTCATTTGGTTGTCCAGCGTGATCTGCGCTGCCGGCGCTTCGTCCAGCAGCGGGGTGCCACCCATCCGCCAAGTGAAGACCGTCGCGGTAATCCGGAACTCCAGATCAGGATCATAGTTCGGCAGCGACTGAATGTTGCCGCCTTGCCTGTCCACCGAGATGGTCACAACAGCGGCGTATTCTCCGAACCAGTCAGCCCGGCCGTCACCGTAGAAGAACCCGCCCCCAAACGACGCCTGGAAGAAGGTGATCCTTGGCGTCAGCGGTCGCTGGGCATTACTTGAGTCGATAGCCTTCACATCCTGGGCCTGCCAAGCCTCTGTTGGCGTCAGCAGACCGCGATCAAGGCCGACAAACATCGAACTGTTCGGGTCCGGGCTCACGCCCTCATAGTCGTGCCAGCCCGCCAGCAGCCAGCGCGCAGGCAGGTCAATGACGTAGACCTTGGCCATATCCCTTGCCACGCGCTGCGCACGGAAGAGGTAGCCATCCAGCACCCGGTTCTGGCTCAGGGCACCGACCATCAGCAGCGACGACGCCAGACGGGCCGCATAGCCTCGGTACTTGGCTGCCGTGGCGACGGTAGGCAGGAACACCATCATGCGATTTCTACCGCGCGCTGAAGGTCAGCCCAAAATATGTTCGGCGCAACCTGGTAGAACCCGGTGGTCAACGCCGGGTAATCGTTTCCATCGAAGTAACCGTTGTTCAGCACGATCGTGCTCATGGAGTCCACGCCGGTCGACCAGTCAGCCCACGACCCAAGAACGCAATCAGTGAGCGTGATGATCGCGGTTCCGCTGAACGTCTCAAACACGTCTGACGGCCCGCCAGCAAAGGCGTAGGCATCAGATATATCAACCTGAATGGCGCTGAGGTTTGCAGGGTCTGTGATGTCTACGCCGTTGGCCACGGTGGCATCAAAATACAGTTCGTACTCAGGCCAGTCGCTAAGCGCAAAAGTGCGCACCACCACTCCATTGACGACGAACTGGCCAACGCTGCCGTGCATGAGCACGCCAAGCCGGACATCCTCGCTGGTAATGCTGGCCGCCGGGCCATCAGCCACCGAGCGTTTGATGAAGCCGGTGACAGCATGGCGCTGTGCCTCGGGAATCTGCCCTGCGGTCGATGGGTAGGCGTGCGGGTAGCAGTTCAGCTGCGCATACATATAGCCCGAGGTGAAGCCGATCCCGGTTATGAACGCCTGATCGGCAGGCGCGCTGGCGCCAGGCTCAAAGCCCATGTAGCAGCGCATTGGCCCGTTGACGTAGACATTCCAGTCGTTAAGCTCAAACACATTCATTACATGCGGCCAAACAACTTTGACCGGCTCGGTGATGTCGGCAGTGAGGTCAACGCCAGGGTATCCGCATAGCAGGCCCATGCCGTACCCGTAGGCTTCTCCCGAATACCACGTCTGCAGCTCGGCCACGCCAACACCAGTGCCGTTATGCACCATCTGGTTGTAACCGGATGCAGACTGATCGATGGTAAAGCCGTCGGCCTGTGGATCTGGCAGCATGGCCGGCGCCGGCAGCTCCATCACCCCGACATTGCCGTAGGTGTAGGCGCGCGAGCTATTTGTGTCGGCGTAAGCGCTGGCCGGCATCACCATGAAGAAGTTGGAATGTACGTCGTCAAAGGTTGCATAGCGCCGCGTGAAAAGATCGGCCGGGGCTCCCTGAAAGTCAGGCACCAGTATCATCATCGCAGCCTCCGCTGAGACACGCCCAGCTCAATCTCAATGTTGTCCAGCTCGGCATAGCTGGCGTCCGCCAGCTCCAGCCGCACCCGCCAGTGCCGCGCGGTCAGCCCCTTGGCCGTTCTGGCCCGGCGCTCCACGCCATCACCGACAGCCCGGTACACTGTCTCTGTGCCGTCATCGCCCGAGACGCGCAGATAGACCGTGCCGTCCGTGGCAATGCCCGCATAGACGCTGTTCATGCGCTTGCTGCGCGATGTGCCGAAGTCGCTGGAGCCGAAGTCGATAAAGGCATTCAGCGTCTCGCCGTCGTCACCCTCGCCGCCCAGGCGGAACAGTCCAGCGTCGGTAATGGCGTAGGTGTCGCCAGCCATCCGTGCGAACTGCTTGAAGCCGAAGTTGCGATAGGTGCTCAGGGCGCCGGTGACCGCGTTGACAGCGTACTGCAGCGCCTCCTTGCGGGCATCGGTGGCCGCGCTACTCAGGCGCACGCGCTCATCGATCGCCATTTGCACGATGAACGCCAGGCTCGCGTCAGTGGATACGCCGACGAACTCGGCAATCTCGAAGTTCACGACCATGAACAGATCGATCGTTTCGCCAACCTGCAACGACTCGGCGATGACGAACAGCGCGCCGCCTTCCAGCAGGATGCTGTCGATTGCGCCCACCATCTGCCCTACGTCCAGCATCCATGACGGCATGTATTCCCACCAGTTGACGGCGCGGTATACCGTCGCTGCCGGTGCGCTGCCGCCCATCTGCACGGTTTCCGAGCCTTTTCCGGCCATGGCCAGCACGCCAGCGCCCTGCATATTCAGCGTGCGCTTCAGCATCCCGCGCCCAATGCCCGGCGGGTATACGCCGACAGCCTGGAATGGCACGACTTCTGCCCGATTCAGGCGCCCGGCACTGCTCGCAGGCGGGAATGCGCCGCGCCCGTACATGGGCTTGGCTGTGCCGCTGACACCCATCATGCCCTTGCCGGTCGCGCACAGCTTACCGTGGCCGTAGCTGGCGACACCGCTACTGATCACGCCAGACGCATCGGCGTAGACAACGCCGACAAGGCTTGCGCCCTGCCCCAGTTCGGCAGCCCCGGTAATCTCATAGCGGCCATGCGCAGCGCCCTGCGATCGCAGCTGCATCGCAGCGACACCACCAGTCAGCGCCTGCCCATTCAGCAGCACCAGCGCTTCCAGCTCCGTCGTCATCGCCGCCACGCCGCCAGCCGTCTCGGCGAACGCCGCCACCATCGACAGCCCGGCCACGCCGCCCGTCTCGTGATAGGCACCAATGACCGGCTCGTCCACGAAATCAGCCGTTGAGTACAGCGTCACGTCGCCATAGGCAGCACCGGCAATCGCGGTTTCCGAGTCATAGATAACTTGATCATCCACCATCATGCGCACGCCATCCTGTAGTCGGATGATGCGCACAGTGCTGCCAAGCGGCTGCTCTGGCCCCATGTCCAGGCCGCGCTCGATGGGGGTAATTCCGCTCGGACGCGCCACCAGCGCGTGTGATGGGTGCCCGTAGCTGTGGTCGAACTGGCCATCAGAAAGGCCCACCTCGACGCCGTAGGGTGTATCGGGCAGCTTGACCTGCAGGTATCCGCCGACCGGCACCTTCGCCCTGCTGCGCGCGCCGCCATTCCAGCCGTTGTTGGCGTATGTATCGATGCGCGCCGACTGGCCGATCACCGCTTCCCTGGCCGGGTAGCAGGTGCGGACAGCCTGGTAGATTGGTACTCGCCTTGATGTGACTGGAGGAACGACCCACCATCCGACCAGCTTTCGCTCATACGTCCCGGTAGTGGTGTTCAGCACGTCGCGGTAAACAGGGCGGGAGCCGCCGCCACCAGACAAGATGCCGCCACCGGAACCTGCTGGAATGAATACGGCAGTGCCTCCGACGGTCTGCGTCGTGTACCCGGTGATGACGTTTTCAGTGGTGCAGTAGGCATCACGCGCCGGCACCGGCGCCACCGCCGGCACATAGGTGAGTACCGGCTGCTTCTGCAGTCGGTTGGCCATGGTCAGACGGACTCAATCAGTTCGATAGCAAAGTATTCAAGCGTGCGGGTTTCGCCGACCTCAATCAGCGTAGTGCTGACAGTGATGTCCGCAGCAGGCCCGCCGACCGTGGCCTGTACGCGCACCTCGCCAGTACCCGCTCCACCAGTATCGGCAGGCTTTTCATACCGGCAGAATGTCATATTGCCGGCGGCCACGGCATCGCCCGTCCAGATCTCGCTCAGCGCCTTCTTGAGCACAGCGCCATCCGCGTTTGGGTCGAACGTGAGATTGCCGCCAATGCTGGTTTTCAGTTCCAGCAGCAGCGTATTTCCGGACAGCGCCGAGTCTGCCGATGCCGGCACTGGGCCGTTGTAGAACCGCATCACGCCACCGTCCAGAATGCTTTTCAGCGATCCGACAACAGCCTGCTGGCGCCGCACCTCGGTTGAGAACTTCATAGCCATGTCAGATACCTCGCACTTTGGCCATGCCGGCAGGCATAGCGACGATGCCCCCAGCGACAACAGGAATGGAAACAGGCAGCGCGCCAATGCCAAGGCACTCGCCCGACACGGCATCGCGCACTGTGAAGTGGGTCACGGTGTAGTCAGCCGCTGCCGAGGCTGCCGGGAATACCACGTCGGCGACGTTGGCTCCCTCCCAGTAGCTGCCCTGGTCAGTGGCGGCGAAGGTGGCGGCCTGACGCGCGTAGTTGCTGTCGACCACCTCGTTCGCATCACCGGTGCCGGGGTTGCCGGCGTGCAGCGCGATCACCCAACTGGTAGGGCGCGCATCCACTGCGTCGGTCGTGAAGAACTGCTTGATGTACTGCTCGCTGCCGTGTTTGCTGGCTGGCATGGTCGTTACCTCGGATCAGGACACAGGGATGTAGGTGAGCGACGCTGCGGCTTGGGATGTCTGCCCCGCCTCGACGATCTTGGGCGACGCAAAGCGCACGCACGACAGCACCAGGCCATCACCGCTGCCCTTGGTGCTCTCCGAGACAAGGACCGCACCCCGAATCGTGGCGTTCTGCTGAAACGTGAACTCAGCCTTGTTCCCGTCGTTGTGATAGGAGTCAGAGTTGTTGAAGGTGCGCACCCACTGCGGCCGCGTGGCCTGGCTGTAGGCCGTGAACTCGCCCATGTTGATCGGGATGTCGCTGGCCTTGGTCGAGCCGCTGGGCACATATTGCTCGGTGAACAGGCCGACGTAGAAGCTGCCGATCGATGCCATATCGCCGAACGGCGCCTTCAGCAGAAACGCCAGCCCTTCTGCCGGGATCAGGTTGTGTGTCACCTCACGTTCGATCGGCTTGCCATCGGCACCGAGAATCGTGAAGTCCCAGACGAAGCCGTTAACGCCGACGCCTGCTTTCATTGGATCACCTCCAGGTCAATGTGATCAGCCGAGCGCAGGCCAGAGCCGCTTACCCCGCCTTGCATAGTGGTAACAACCATCTGGTTGCCGTTGTGTTCCAGCAGCCCGGCCGCCCCAATTGGGGCCGTGTCCGGGGCGTAGTCCTTGCGGTTGACCAGCTCGATGCTGCCGTCAGCCCGGCCGATGGCCTGGCCGTAGCGGGTGAACCACGCGACCGAGCCGTCGGGCAGGGTCACGTCGGTGCCCTCGATCGCACCGAACTCCGCAACCGTGCGCTGAGCCAGGTCAGGCCCGCCCAGCCCGGTGATGAAATAGGTCTTGTCCGCGCACACGAACACGCCACCCTCAACACTGGCGATAAGCGTCACAGGCGCAGGGAACGGGACGTAGTCCATCTCGGGGTTGTGCAGGTGCGGCCACATAGGATGGCTGTGGTACAGGTACTTGCCCTGTGCGCCGACGATTAGCGCCTGATGACTGATCAGCATCGAGCAGAACGGCAGGCTGTAGAGCCCTGCCGTCTCCAGCCGTGCCGAGTCGTCGAGGATGTTGGCCGGGATCTTGTTGGTGCTGTAGGCGATACCCTGGTGATACAGGGTCAGGCCGTTTGGCTGGCTGCAGTACAGGCGGCACTCGCGGTCATCACCGACGACGACGCGGATCGCCTGCCCCTCACCGACACTGACAATGGCAGGCTGACAGCCTGACTCGATACCGCCGTCCACCGCGGTCACCGCCACCTTATAGGCGCCGGGCTGCATATACCCAGCCTCCAGCGAGACATCGAACGCCGGCGCAGGCACCGACCACGCGCGCCGGCTTTCGCCGATACGCACGCTGTCGTTGATCGTGTTAAGGAACAGTTCGCCAGCGTGCCAGACGGCAGCAATGGGGCCGTCAGCCACCGCGCCGAGCAGGGTTTCACCGTAGGGCGTGACCTTGATCAACTGGTCATCGACGATCAGGGCCAGCGTCTCGCCGCCCATCTCGAAAACTGCCCGGGTGCCAGGCTCTTCGCGCACCAGCTCAAAGCCAGCCCGCAACTCAGCTTTGCCGCCAGCCGTAAAGTCGACATTGATCGCCTCAACAACGGCGCCTTCGGGCAGCCGCTCGGCCTTGGCAATGTTGTTGCTGCCGGTGAATTGGTTTTTCTTGATGATGTCCATGGGTCACCAACTGGAGCGGATAAGGCCTGCGCGTGGCGCAGCGCGTGATGTCTCAAGGTGCTGCTGACACTCGCGCTCGAACTCAGCCAGGTAGTTGTCAGCCTTGGCCGGGTCGAACAGCTCGGCGTCGTGCACTCGGTATGCACGGTGCTTCATGTACAGCAGCAGCGTCTCGCGGGCGTGCGGCGGGACATCTGCAAGTCGGCACCCAAGCGTCAGGGAACGGATTTGCCGGCGGATGACTTCAAGCTGCAGCTCGCAGTCAGTGGCCACCGGTGGGTACAGGCGCATGTCGTGGCTATCAACGACCATCAGCCGGGTGGCGCCAGAAGTCGGCAGGCATGAGCGCGGAGTGCGGCCTGGCGGTTCGATTGCCAGGTCACGCTTATTCGGCGCAGGGAATGAGGCGGAAACAATGTCGATGATGCAGGCCGGTCGGGGAATGACGCTCTCCCCTGCCCGCAGCTCAATCAAAGTAAAGGGGCTGGTGCTGTCGTAGACGCTGCGGGTTATCTCGCAGAAGCGACTAACAGCCTGGTTGGCCCAGCGGACCAACTGCGGGTCACTCCAGAACGAGTCGGTGCCTGCCGCGTCCTTCTCGTCGTCCCGGAATGCTTCGAC